AAAAATAGCTTAACTGACAGAACTCGTTCTCTTAATGCTAGAGTCGGAGAATTAAATAAAAAGTACGATGGTGGATACAGTACAAAAAAGATTCAAGCTCAGATACGAAAAGAGAATGAAGGATCCGGAAAAGAAGACTATAGCTCAATCTGGAAATCTACTCCTCCGTCTGTCAGAAAGAAACTTAATTCTAACAATGTGAATAACACTCTTTCTCAGAAAATGAGTTATTTCAATAGGCTAACAAATGGTGGCGTATCGCGTGCAATACCTGGCTATAGTAATTCTGCAGATTATAAACGGGCATATGAAAAACGACTTGGAGGAAAGCCAGTCGGTGATATGACAATGGGCGAATATGCTGATTGGCTTAAGAGAATAGATAGGCTGTGATAATTATGAACATTAACTACTACAATCCATATGTACGAGAAGAGCTTATGCTCTACCATTATGGGAGACCAGGACAGGAGTGGGGACGGAGAAATGGTCCGCCATATCCATTAGCTGCTAGTGCGCTTTCTGCTGCTGAAAAGAAAATAGCTGGATGGAGAAAAACTATAGCTGGCGGAGTAAAAGCTGCTAAAGCTCGGCATGAAGAAAGCAAACGCATATCTAAAGCCGCTTTTTCTAAAGTTTCTGAAGAATCAAAAAACTTAGATACGAACATGAATCAAAGGGAAAGAGAACTTAAATTACAAAAGCGTGAATATAGTCAATCCAAAAAAGACTATAAAGATGCTATGAAAAGAAGAAAAGTTCTTAGAAAAGGTGTCAGAGTATCTAAGAAAGAACTTAGAAAATCAAGAAGAGCTTTAATACTGCAAAAGAAAGCTGATAAAACGGATAAGCAAACTATAAGAGATCTTAAAGTAGATGTAGATGCTGCTAAATTTCGCAGACAGTATGCCAAAGTTGAATATCGGAATGCAGTTAAAGCTTTAGATAAAGCGAAAGCTAAAAGAAAGGCAGAAAAAGCCCTTGTTAAAATCAGAAGGAAGACACTTGCTGAAGCAGCGAGAGAGCGTGATGCGGCTTATAACAAAAGAATAAGTGAACTTTCAAAACTTTATGAAGAAGCTCCTAAAGATTCTACAAGAAGAAAAGAACTGTTAGCTGCTATAGAATGGTATGAAACATTTTTAAATTGACCATCTGCCGTCGATTTTGATGGTGGCGTACCTTTGCCGCGAGGACAGCAATGGGGAAAAAGAAAGAGGTAACTATACATGAACATTAACTACTACAATCCATATGTACGAGAAGAGCTTATGCTCTACCATCATGGGAGACCAGGACAGAAGTGGGGACAGAGGAATGGACCGCCATATCCATTAGGTGCTAGTCAGATTTCAGCTGCTGAAAAGAAAGTACCTGGATGGAAGAAGAGTCTTTATGCCGACGGTAAAAGCACTCATCTTTCTAGAAGAGTAGAGAAAGCTGTATCTAAAGGAGAAGCAAAAGGATTCAATGCCAGACGAGGCAAGAAAGCTTTAAATCTTATCGAAAGGCAGAAAGCTAAGGACACCTATCAGAAGCGTATTGCTGAACGAAAAGGTGATAAAGAAAAAGCAGCTATTAGCGAAAAGAGAATCAAAGCCGGCGAAAGAAAAGCTAATGAGATTATCAAGAAATTAAATGACAATGGCTATACAGTTAGTTCTGCTAAAGTTCTTAGAGATGCAACCTACGGTAAGAAAGTGGCTTTTAGAATGCTTGCTAATGATAGTCCAGTTTTTCCGGCGCTTCATTCATTGTATCGCAGAGGAGCTAATGTCGTTGAAGGTAATCGTTACAAAGTTAAAGGCGGAGAGCGTGGCGAAAGATACGCACAGAAGCTTACAAACCCGAACAGAAAAGTAAAAGATCTTACTAAGAATAAAGGACTCCGGTATAAATTACATTATGCATATGCAGCTATTGGAGGACCTAGTCAGCTTAATAGAGTAAGTAGCTATCGGCTTGTCGGTAGGTAAATCTAATAAAAACAGGTTGAAAGAATGAGGACGTGGGTAATTCAAAATGGCATATAGGCTAATCGACCGGGTGAAAAACGCCTGGAATGCATTTACGTCTAGAGATCCGACATACTTTCGAAAGTTTCCTGGATATGGAAGTTTTGATCGTCCGGATCGAAGACGCTTTTCAATAACAAATGACAGTTCCATCATTGAGATGGTAAAAAATAGGATTGCAGTTGATGCCTCCCAGATTGATATAAAGCATATTCGTACTGATGAAGAGGGAAACTATAAGGAAGATATGGATTCTACTCTTAATGAGATTTTTAGAGTCAGTGCTAATATAGATCAAACTGGACGGGCATTTTTTCTTGACCTCATATATTCGCTTTTAGATGAAGGAAAGGTAGCTGCAGTTCCTATCGATACTGATATAGATCCATACGAGACTGAGAGCTATAAAGTCTATAGTATGCGAGTCGGAAGAATTATTACATGGTATCCGTATCATGTTCTGGTTGAAGTCTATAACGAAAGAACCGGACAAAGACAACAGATTAAGGTTCCTAAAGAGACGACAGCAATCATTGAGAACCCGTTTTATTCGATAATGAATGCGCCGAACTCTACTCTTCAAAGACTCGTTAGGACCCTTAGAAATCTGGATGTTTTAAATGACCAGAATTCTTCCGGAAAGATGGATCTAATAATTCAGCTTCCCTATTCTCTTCAGTCTCCGCTTAAACAGCAACAGGCCGAAAGCAGGAGAAAGCAAATTGAAGCACAATTGGTTGATTCGAGATATGGAATAGCTTATATAGATGCCGCTGAGAAGATTACACAGTTGAACAGACCGATTGAGAATAACCTTTGGAAAGAAGCATCAGACTTAACAGCAATGCTTTATAACGAATTGGGACTCACTCAGACTGTATTCGACGGTACTGCTAACGAGCAGACTATGAACAACTATTACATAAGGACTATCTATCCGATTCTTACTGCTATAACTGAAGAGATGGAACGAAAGTTTTTATCAAAGACTGCCAGGTCTCAGAAGCAGAAGATTACTTACATCCGTGATCCGTTCATGTTTGTAGGAATGAACGATATGGCAACTGTAGGTCAGACGTTTATTCAGAACGAGGTTATGTCTTCTAATGAGGTTCGTGGAAAGATTGGTTTACCGCCTAGAGATACTGCTAGAGCAAATGAGCTTCTCAACAAGAACATCAATAAAGTAGAAGACACGCAGCAATTAACGGAGCAAGAGAATCCAGATAGTGAAACTGAGACGGTAGAGACTTCCGAAACTGATAAAAACTTTCAAAATGAGTTAGAGGAGACAAAAGATGGTTGAGCAATACGATTTTAGTGGATACGCTACTAAGAACGATTTGCTGTGCACTGATGGAAGAACTATTAGACAGGATGCTTTTAAAGAATGCGATGGAGTGACTGTGCCGCTTTTATGGAATCACAGACATGACGATCCTTCTTATGTTCTTGGTCATGCACGACTTGAGAATCGTAAAGATGGCGTATACATGTACGGTAAATTTAACGACACCGAAAGAGCGCAGACGTGCAAAAAGGTGTTAGAGCACAATGATCTTAAAGGACTTTCTATTCATGCTCGCGGACTTAAGCAGCGTGCAGGAGATGTACTTCATGGCGTAATTAAAGAGGTAAGCCTTGTGCTTTCAGGAGCAAATCCTGGAGCAACAATTGATTACGTGATGTCACATAACGATGACGAAGAAGACGAACTTTATATGTATCTTATAGGAGACGAATATACAGAGCTCAAACATGGAGACATTGAAGTTGAATTTCCTGAACCGATAGAAGTTACAGATAATGAAGAAAAGGAGACAGATATGGCTAAAGAGCTCATGCACGCAGACGAAGAAGAGAAACAGGAAGAAAAAGCGCCTGCTAAAGAAAAGAAAAATGAAGATGAAGAAACTATCGAAGATGTCATTAACACATTGACTGACAAACAGAAAACAGCAATGTACGCGCTCCTTGCTGCAGCAGATGAAGCCAACGACGATGATGATGAAGAAGATGAAGACGAAGAGGAGAATAAATCTATGAAACACAACGCATTTGAGTCTTATGAAGATACTGAAACCACGCTGACCCATGCTGATATGGAAGAAATCTTTAGAGATGCTAAGAAACTTGGTAGCCTTCGTGACGCTGTAGAAGAGCATATGGAAAATGGCGTTCTGTCTCATGCAGATTCTGACTACGGTATCGAAAGAGGAACTGGCGAGAACACTTACTTTGTACGTGATCCTGAGATGCTGTTCCCGGATTTCAGAAACGTAAATGGTGCTACTCCTGAGTTCTTCAAAAGAGACACTACTTGGGTAACCGATTTCATGGCTTCTGTAAAGCATACTCCGTTTGCTCGTATTAAGACCATGATTGCTGACATCACTATGGATGATGCACGTGCCCTGGGTTACGTGAAAGGCAATGTTAAGAAGAACGAGTTCTTCGAGCTGATTAAGAGAACCACTGATCCGCAGACTGTTTACAAGAAACAGAAGATGGATCGTGATGATGTTGTCGACATTACTGATTTCGATGTTGTTGCATGGATCAAAGGCGAAATGAGAGATATGCTTGAAGAGGAAATCGCTCGTGCATGCCTTGTAGGTGATGGAAGATCCACTCAGTCTGATGACAAGATTCTTGAGAGTCATATTCGTCCGGTTCTTACCGATCATGAGCTGTTCACTATCAAGACTACTTTCGATGTGGAAGAAGCTGAGAGCGTAAATGCTAAGAACTTTGTGAAGACTGCTATCAAGGCACGCAAAGATTACAAAGGTACCGGCAATCCCGTTATGTACATCACCGATACCATGCTTGCAGATCTTCTTACTATGGAAGATGGCAACGGCAGATTTATCTATGAGTCCGAGACTCAGCTTACAACTGCTCTTAGAGTTCGTAAGATTGTAACAGTTCCCGTATTCGAGAATATTACGTTCACCAACGCGGAGTCTAAGACTGCTAACCTTGCAGCGATCATTATCAACCCGATCGACTATGTTATCGGTGCTGACAAAGGTGGCGCTGTGAACATGTTTGACGACTTCGACATTAACTACAACCAGATGCTGTATCTGATTGAGACCAGAATTTCTGGTGCCCTTGTGAAACCGAAATCTGCGATCGTAATTGGTACCACTGAGAAAGAGTGATTAAATGAATAAGTACCATGGATTCGTAGGATTTGCTGTTCCTGTGGAGACTGCTCCTGATGTTATTACTCAGACGATCGTTGAAAGAGAATATCAGGGAGAAATTATCAAAATGAGCAGAAGGCTCACAGGAGCAGAAAAGCTTAACGACGACATTCAGATATCGAATCGTATAAGCATACTTTCGGATCCATTTGCTTATAACAATTTTCATTCGATTCGATATGCAAGTTGGCTTGGAGCCAATTGGAAAGTAACTAGTGTTGAAGTAAATTATCCACGGCTGATACTTGAACTTGGGGGTGTATACAATGGACAGACAGGGCCTGAGCGATCTACTCCATGAAATCTGTGACAATGTATATTTTCAACCCCCAGAGTCAGTACGGCTCAAATTTCCTTGTATAATTTATAGCAGGAGAACGGCTGATACTACTTTCGCGGATGATAAACCTTACAGATTTGAATATTGCTATACGATCACGGTAATAGACGCTAATCCGGATAGCGATCTTCCGCGAAAAGTAGCGATGCTCCCAATGTGCAAAGTGGATAGATGCTTCACTAGTGACAACTTAAATCATACAACTTTAATTATGTACTATTAAATGGAGGTACGAAAAATGGCTGATGTAACTTACGCTCTTACTTGGGACGAAACTGGCAGCAAGATTTACGAAACTGGTGATAAGCGCGGCGTACTTTATGTTATGGATACTACTGGTGCATACCAGAGCGGCGTCGCGTGGAATGGCATTGTTGCTGTAACTGAATCTAACTCTGGTGCAGATGAGAATGCACTTTGGGCTGATGATATCAAATATGCTTCTCTTCGTTCGGCAGCTGAGTTTGGAGCTACAATCGAAGCTTATCAGTGCCCGGAAGAATTCTACATCTGCGACGGCTCTGCAACGCCTGTCCCTGGTGTAATTGTTAACCAGCAGGGTAGAAGAGGCTTTGGATTCTCCTTCACTTCTACTCAGGGTAACGATGTTCTTGGAACGGACTACGGTGAGAAGATCCATCTGATTTACAATGCAACTGCTTCTCCGTCTGAGAGAGCTTATCAGACAATTAACGATAGCCCGGACGCTATTACTCTGTCTTGGGAGCTTACAACTACTCCGATTTCTGTTAGCGGCCTTAAACCGACTGCTCATATCATCATCGACAGCACCAAGTTTACTACAGAGGCAGCAAAAGCTAAATATGAAGCTTTTAAGGCTATTATTTACGGATCTGGTCAGACTGCGGCTAGACTTCCGCTTCCGGATGAAGTTGTTACGCTTCTTACTGTATCCAACGGCTGATTTTATCTTCAAGAGGCTACTTTTTATTAAGTGGCCTCTTTTTTTTAGCAAATAGAAAGGAGACTCTATATGTTTAAATTACCGATCACGTATCTCGGCTTTGATGGAAAAGAAAGAACTAAGGACTTTTATTTCAATCTTACAAAAGCAGAACTTACGAAAATTCATTTGGCTCTTCCGGGTGGTCTTGATGGATTCATTGAAAAGCTCAATGACGATCCTGATCCGGAAGATGTTATCAGTGTATTTGAGAAGCTCATTCTTACTTCTTACGGAAAGAGAACTTCCACAAATGCATTCATTAAATCGAAAGAAATCTCTCAGGAGTTCGCTGCTACTGATGCTTACTCTGAACTATTTCTCATGTTCCTTGACAACAAGGATGACTTTGTGAATAGATTCCTTGAGAATGTAATCACGGCGCCTCCAGGAACACTTCAGAAGATCCTTAACAAACAGGATGGAGCTTCCACAGAGGAAATTGCAGAGATAGAAGAGAAAAGCGAACCAACAAGTGATCTTCCTGCAGAACTTTAAATAAATAGATGGAGGAATCCGCATGCCAAAGACAATAATTATTCCTGCAAATGACGATTTATGGGACGCAGAGAATAACAGATTTGTTAGCATGAAAGAACAGAAGCTCGTATTAGAGCATAGTTTGATTTCTCTTTCAAAATGGGAACAAATTACGAAGAAGCCATTCATTCCAAACACTGAGTCACTTACTACGGAAGAGTGGCTTCTTTATGTTAAGTGCATGACTCTGAATAATGTCAATGAGATGGTATACAATTTCATCACTGTTGATATGTTTAAAGAGATCATAGCATATATAAACGATCCTATGACAGCCACTACAATAAACGATACTAGAGGTAATGCCAGAAGGAGAAGCGAAATCATTACGAGTGAGATTCTTTATCACAGTATGATTTCATATGGTATCCCTGTTGAATTTGAGAAGTGGCATTTGAATCGTCTTATTACGCTCATAAGTATATTTAGCATTAAAGGCGGCAATCAGAAAAAAATGTCTCAAAGTGAAGCAGCTATGTATCAGCGCTCTATAAACGAATCCAGGCGAAAAGGAAAGAGAAAGCATTAAATGAAAGGAGGACGTTATGGGAGTAAGCATAAGTCAAAGAGGCAGCTTTTCTAAAACGTACAACTTTCTGAGAAAAACTAAAATAGGTGGTGCTCTTTTTCGCAGACGACTTGAGAAATATGGACAGATGGGTGTAGATGCGCTTCGTCAGGCGACTCCAAAGAGAACTGGAAAAACAGCAGATTCTTGGAGCTATGAGATACATGAAACAAAAGATTCTGTTTCAATTGTTTGGACGAATAGTAACAATAATAAGTGGGCAAATGTTGCTGTACTCATTCAGTATGGTCATGCCACTAGAAGTGGTGGATACGTAGAAGGCATTGATTACATAAATCCAGCTATGAAACCTGTGTTTGAGAAAATAGCTGATGGAATTTGGGGAGAGGTGGTTTCCAATGAGTAGTATTGACGAAAGAATCGTTGCGATGAAATTTGAGAACCGTGACTTCGAAAAGAACGTTGCAACCTCTCTCGGAACTCTTCAGAAGCTTAAAGAAGCTCTTAATTTCAAAGATGTTGAGTCGAGACTTGATAATCTCGAAAAGAATGTCAATAAAATTGACTTTTCAGGAATTACAAATAATTTAAGCTCAAGAATTGATGAATTACAAGCCACTATCAATTCTGTCGATTTCTCGAATCTTACAAACAATGTAGAATCTCTTTCTAAAAGATTTACATCGTTTACAGGAATGCTTAAAGGGAAAATTCTTGAAGATCTTGTTGGCGGCATAGAAGGAAAAGTTGTTGGCTTTTTTAAAAATATCAGTGCCAACACTATAGGTCAGATCGAGACGGGCGGTAGAAGTAGAGCAACAAACATCGACAAGGCTAAGTTTCAGATCGAGGGACTTGGCTATGCTTGGGAAGAGCTTTACGAAAGCATGGATAAAGCTGTTACAGGCACAGCTTTCGGTATTGACGCCGCTGCTTCTGCTGCAGCGCAGCTTGTTGCATCCAACGTTGGCGTTGGCGAAGAAATGACAAATGCTCTTACGTCAATTTCAAACGTTGCCGCTCAGACAGGCTCATCTTACGAAGAAATAGCACATATTTATACAGCTATTGCAGGCAATGGTCGAGTGATGAGCGAACAGCTGAATCAGTTCTCATACAGAGGACTTAACGCTGCAGCTATGCTCGGAAAAGCAATGGGAAAGACAGAAGCCGAAGTTCGTGATATGACATCAAAAGGCGAAATCGACTTCAAGACATTCTCAGATGCCATGCTCGAAGCGCTCGGTGATAACGCGGCTAAAGCTAATAGTACTTTTGAAGGCTCGATGGCGAACATGAAAGCCGCTCTTTCAAGAATCGGTCAGCCGTTCTATAAAACGTACAGAGATGCGATGATTCCGATTTTTAATAGAATTCGAGAAATCATCAATGATATAAACAAAATCACAAAGCCAATAAGTCTCGCTTTTGACAGACTTGCTAAAAAAGCTTCTAATCTTTTCCTTAATGTCTTCGCTCCAGGAACGATCAATTACAAATGGCTTGAAGGACTTACGGACACAATCGGACATCTTGCTGATTGGATAGACAAGTTAATGTCTAAAATTACTCCACTTTGGTCTGACACTGTATTCTATATGCAGGAAATTAAGGAAGCTACAATGCCTGCTGTAGAAGCCATAGATAAAGCATATGTCACTCTTGCCGGCTTCGAAAAAAGTGCTTTTGCTCCTGCTCAAGTTACTAAAGCTATGGATGAACTTGGTATCAAGAGTAAAAAAGCTCAGGAAGAGATAGACAATACATCTCATAGCATTCTTGAATGGAAGGATGGCACTGTAAATTCAAAATCAGCAATAGATGAGACAAACGAAAGTATTGAGAAGCAGATAACACTTCTAGAACGTGTTCAGGGAGCGCTTTCTCGTTGGAAAGAAGTAATTAGTGACTTTTTTACTATATCTGATGAAGAAAATGAAGACAGTGGAATCACGACTTTTATAGAAGGACTTAAAAGTGCATTTGAAATACTTATTAGAACAGTGCTTGTTGTAATAGATTCTGCTCTAGATCCGCTTCTTTATGCTTTTCAAGGTATCGGTGATGGAGCAAAAGATTTTGCAACAACTCTAGGTTACTGGATGACGCAGATCAAAGAGGCCCTCGGAGTAGTAGACGAAGGAACTGAAGATTATAGTGCTTATTCGCAGCTTCATGATATTTTGTCAGGTGTTTTCTATACAATAGCAAGGGTGATAAGAGCACTTGCTCAGCTCGATAACTTTCTTCGTAATAATGTTATAAATATTGTAGGAGCTATCATTGTAAAAGCTATCGAAATTTCAGGACAAATTCGAGAGATATTTGACGGTCTTAAGAACAGTGAAGGATTTAGGAGACTCGAAGGCGGCATACAGAATGTCGTTGGAAAGTTAGCATATCTTAAAGTAGCCGCTCAGAAATTCATTAACGGAATTGTTGACGGAATCAGAAATTTTCAGCTTCCAACAGACACTATAGAGAAATTCAAGACTTTCATTGAGTCTGCTGCTGAAGAATTTGGTAACATTCTTTCTATGATTACAGGAAGAATAGATATAGACGCCATCTTCTCAGGACTCTCTACAGTTCTTCAGACAGTGCTGTCAATCGGCGGGAAAGTATTCAGTTTTCTATTTGATGTAGCGACGACTGTCGGACCTGTACTTCTGAACGCTCTAACCAAAGCCGTAGGATTGATTCTTGATTTCGGAACTAGGATGAAAGAATTCTTTAAGGCAGTAGGTGAATCGGAAGGCTTTAAGAAACTTGCAGAAGTTGCTGAAAAAGTAAAAAAGATTCTTATAGATCTTAAGGAAAAGGCTCTCGATAGAATACAGAATTTCTTTAAGAAGTTTAAAGCAAAAAGTATTAAGCTTCCAACAGAGCCTTTTAAGAAATTCGCAGATGCTGTAGGAAAAGTAGCCGGAAGAATAGCTGACTTTGTAGAATCTCTTATCGGAAAAATAGATGTTGAGAAAGTTCTTGACAGTATCGGGTCTGTACTTTCTAAAATCGGTGGAGTAGTATCTACTGTTGTTGTAAAAGGATTCGAGATTCTTTCTGCATTGTTTAAGGTCCTTGTTGATTTAGCTGTCAAAGCAGTTGACGCGTTCAAGAATCTATGGGCTACTTTTAAAGAATCTAAGGCATTTGAAACATTAACAAATTTCTTTGGAAACTTTGGAGAAGCTCTAGGAAACGCGAAAGACGCTATTGGAAATTTTGTAAGCGAAACCATTGAAAATATTCAAAATGGAGAGTTTAAACTTCCTGAAATAAGCTGGGATACAGTCAAAACTGCTTTTGAAGATGCTAAGACTTGGCTGAAAGAAAAATGGACAGATTTTACAACATGGCTTTCTGAGAAGTGGAAGAGTCTTACTGGTGGCGAAGATGGAGAAGGCGGTATAGAACTTCCTACATTCGACGCAGAAGGAATAAAGAAAGCTATAAGCGACGCTATCGAATGGATAAAGGGAAAACTAGAAGCTTTAACAGGCTTTATTAGTAGCATTCTGTTCGGTGACCCTGTAGAAGCGTCTGAGGTCGACGGCTATGTAGAAGGCGTAACAGATGCTGTAAATAAAGTCGGTGATGAAGCAAAGAAAGCTCCAGGCATACTTGATAATTTAGTTACATCTATAGGAAAACTTGGTGGAGAAACTGCACTTGCAGGACTTAATGCTCTTACATCTCTTGTTAGCGCCATTGGAGATGTTCTTTCTACAGGCATTGAACTTGGCGGACAGGCTTTTACAAGTGGCATTGGTTATGTTAGTGATTTCTTTGATGGGCTTGAAGAGCACAAAGACTTAGTGACAATCATAAAAGACATTGCTGTATCTATAGCTAAATTGTTCGCTATTTACAGAGCTGTGGACGCTATCAATGGTATAACTAGCGCTCTAGGAAGACTCGGAGACATATTTAAGTCTATAGAAGGCTTAATAAAAGGCGTTACTAAATCTGTTGAGCAGGTATCTAAGGCAACCGCCAGAGAACTGAATGCCAGAGCGATTCTTGAACTTGCCGGTGCTATATTCCTCATTGCACTTGCTTTTAGGGCCCTTGCTAATTTGAGTCCTGAACAGCTAAAGAACAGCGCTATAGTAATCGGCGGTATTGCTGCGGCTCTTGCGATTCTATATAAACTCTTCTCGAAATCCAGTTCCGGAGCTGGCTCTGATCCTCTTGCTTCGGCACTTGAAAAGATTGGTGAAAGCTTAAAATCGTTCGGAAAATCTCTTAAGCCTCTCGGTAAAGGCATTCAGAGACTTGGCACAGCTGCACTTCTCGGCTCATTTGCTCTTACAGTAGCTATTCTTATAGGTACTCTTAAGAGCCTTAAAGATGTACAGTGGTATGAGATGGAAGCAGCTGTAGGCGTCATGACTGTTGTCATTGGCGAAATTGTAGGCGCTATAAAGACACTCAATGCTTTCAACGGTAAGAGGTCCTTTGGCAATCAGCTTGGTGTTGCTGCCGAACTTATAGCGCTTGCTCTTTCTGTTAGGTCTATTGCTAAAACTTTGATTAAGCTTAAAGACATTAAGAAGGAAGATCTTGACAAAGCTATTGACGCAATAAATGCTGTTACGTTCGTAGCTCTTAAATTATCTTTGATTGGCGGATATGATAGCTCGAAGAGTTCCAGTTTCGATGGAACGACTAAGGCTTGGACTAGTAAGATTGCATTCGGCAGAAGTGGAAAAGGCGAAAGTAGTTCTTCTAAAACAAATTCAAAATGGAAGACAATTCTTGCTACTGCTGGTCTGATTTGGGTTGTCGGAAACAGTCTTGCTAAACTTGCTGGACTTGATGAGTCAAAACTTGCTGGGGCAACTAAAGCTATAGAATCCGTTTTGGATGCTGTAGTAGGAGTAATGGCTGCTAGCATATTCATTACTGATACTCATAGCACAGAAGGCGGAAACAAATCGTGGAGCAACTTCAATGGTCTTCGAACAGGTAAAAAAGATTGGGCTTCAAGTACAGATAAGGTCAATAAGGGCTATAACAATATCATCAAGATTGCTATTCTTATTGGCGTTGTAGCAGGATCTTTGTACGCCCTTTCCACTCTAGATTCTGGAAGACTAGAAGCAGCTAGTGATGCTATCGAAAGTGTCCTTGACACCACTGTAGCTCTTCTTAGCGCAAGTATATTTGTAAATGATAAAGACGAGAATGGTAACACAAAAGAAAATAAAGCATGGCAGAACATAGCAGCTATATGTGCTGTGATTGGTGTTGCTGCTTTAGCAATAGGTCTTTTAGCAGGTACCACAAGCGCAAAAAAGATGGAGATAGCAAGCAAAGCTATTGATTCGATTCTCAACACCTGCATCGGAATTATAGGCGCTTCTACTCTAATAAAGAAGAAAGCGTCGAAAGAAATAAAAGGCGAAGACGAAAGCAGCAGCTCTTCTGATAATACTGGCTGGGGAGCTATACTTGCTGCTTGTGCAATGATTGGAGTGATTGCTTTTGCCCTTTACGAAGTAGCTAAACAAGATCCGGCATCGATAGAAGCCGCTGGTCAAGCTATTGCAACAATTGCTTTAGTTACTATTGGAGTCCTTGCTTCTATAGGACTCATAATTGGCAGCATTGCAGACCTTGCTGATTCAGGACTTGAAGGACTCGGTGAAAGGCTTGGAATTGTAGGTATTGCTTTATTAGCTATCGCTGGTACTTTAGGTTCTGTTGTATTGGCATTTAAGTTTCTTACAGACATGGACGTAGATCCTAAAAAGATGGAAGCTACAGGCGTAAGTATGCTTGAAGCGCTTCTTGGTATCGCAGCTGTAATGGTGTCTATGAACATGTTCGGAGGAGTAAACTTTGAATCAGCTGCTGTTGTAGGCATAATTACAGGTGTATTCTTAGGCTTGAAAGCTATAGAAGACGGACTGAATAATCTATTCGGAACAGATTTTGGCTTCTATGAAGAATTGATTGAGAGACTTGGCGATGCACTGTATGATCTCGGTCATCTGATAAATAGATTCGTATCTGGTATTTTCGGAACTGAAAATATAGGCGACGACATAAAACAAGGCGCTAAAGATTTAACTGGCGGAATGGATTCTCTTGGCGAAGGAATCAGTGAAGGAGTCGAAGGACTTCCCGATATGCTTGGGAACGCACTTGAGAAACTTAAAAGCTTTGATTTAGGTGGACTTATTGATTCTATTGGTGAAGATCTTAAGAAGATACCGGCTATCATGCAGGATATTGCCATTGACATGAAGACGTTTGCTGATAAAGCAGCTCTTATAAATGGCGATGATGTAGAGAACATGATAACTGTATTCGGTCTTCTTGCTGGAGCTGCACTTGCTGATGCCGTAACTGCCATTATCGAGAATCTTGTTGGAGAAGACGGCGGACTCGTTGCTATAACAGCGAAACTAAATGGCGACGTTGCTACCAATTTGACTGAATTTCTAGGAAAGATTAAGGACCTGGACGGCACAGAACTTGATGCAATGGCTACTCTTATGGAGACTTTAGGAAAGATAGCTGTACTTGATTTCCTTACAGGTACTCTTGAGTGGCTTATAGGTAAAGCAGGCATTACGTCTGTCACAGAGAATCTTCCTGCATTTGCTCAGGCTATGTCTGACTTTAATGATGAAATTGCAGACAAAAGTTTTGATACTGAAAAGATTAAGGCCGTAGCAGAAGCAGGTCAAGCGGTTGTAGACGTTGCGAACGCTCTTCCAAGAAAAGGTGGATTAGCTCAGAAACTAATTGGTGAAAAAGATCTTAAAGAGTTCAGTCTTGCTATAGTATATTTCGGTACAGCTATAAACAAAGTAAACGAAGAGTTTACTGGCAAAGAGTTTGATAAGCAAAAGATTCTAGATGCGGCAGAAGCTGGTAAAGCTCTATCTGAACTTGAGAATTCTCTTCCAAGACAAAATGGAAAGCTTCAAGATTGGCTTGGTTCGAAAGATTTAGAGAAATTTGGCGATAGACTCGTATCGTTTATCGAAAGTATTCAGCAGGCATCAGGTATCCTTAACTCCAGTGAAGCTGCTGGAATCGACGAAGGAGCAATAGCGGCGGCTGCGAATGCTGGTACGCTTCTTTCTAATCTTGAAAATAGCTTACCGCCTAGTGATGGCGTTCTTCAGTTGTTCTTGGGTCAAAAGAGTCTTTCAAGTTTCGGTAAGCGTATTGTTACATTTGCAAGAGGTATCGTATATTTCTGCAGAATCGTTGACGGAAATATCAATCAGGAAGCAGTTAACGCAGCTTACGATGCTGGCGCTGTGCTATCGAAACTTGAAAATGGACTTAAAGTGCACGGAGGCGTTGTTACGTTCCTCACAGGCGATGCTAACATAGAAGATTTTGGTAAAAACATTGTTGGATTCGGTCGCAAGATGGTTGAATTCTCTAATGTCTTAACTGGTAAAGGAGAAGGAAACACTTACGGACTTGATACGGATGCTATCAAGAAAGGTACCGAAGTATTTAACGCTCTCTGGGATTTCGTTGCCAGAGTCGAAGGCGCTTCTGATGATTCTCAGTCCATGGCTGACAGAGTTGCAGATTTCATGCTGGCTACAGAAGGTTTCGAGGATATTACAGAAGTTATGCGTGACTTCTATGAACATATTGGAGAAGCCATGGATGATCCTGAAATTACAGGAAAACTTGCCGAGAATGCAGATAAAGCAGGCGAAGCTGTAGTTGGATACTTGCATGATGGAATCAAGAAGGCCCTCGATGCTGATTCTAAAGAAGGAACGTCGATTGATTCTATAGGAGATGTTATTAGATCTGCTCTTCTTACAAATAAATCAAAATCGAACTTAAGAATCGCTGGACTTGGCGTTGGCAATGCTATCAAAGAAGGTATCATTCTTGCTACTGGCGATCCTGCTAATGAATCGTCTGTTACAGAATCTATACTCGCTAAACCTATACTTGGGTCGTTTGCTATAATCATTGACAAGATTCTATCAGTAATGGAAGAAGCAGACGAGAAGTTTAAAAACAGAGGCAAGAACTGGGGACTTAAGATTCTTGAAGGTCTCAAATACCATTTCTCTGAAGAATCTGGAGCTAGAGAGCTGATTTCAGCAAGAGACACACTTGTAAATTCTAGTGAGGCTAAGCTTGAAGAGCAGACTATTCTTGACAGGTTCTTCGATATAGGTAAGACATGGTCGCAGCGGATACTTGATGGTATTATTTCACAGGAACAGGATATTACTAACAGACTCACGACTTTAGCTGATAATGTTGCTAATTCACTGTCCGATATGGAGAATTCTATAAACAACAGTGCCGCAAGCAATATTGACAGCTCTATAACAAGTGCAGATAAATCATTTGATAGATCCGCACAGAGTATTACCGATTCTGTGAATGATTCTTCGAGAAACTTCTTATCTCAGATAGGAGCTTCTATAAATAAAGGTCTTGCAGATGATCTTGATACGAATCCAGTAATTACTCCTATACTGGATCTTTCACAAATTCAAAATGGGAGTAATGCACTAACTAACATTGTTGGAAACTCTTTAACTGGCGTAGGTGATTTGTCGCTTTCTAATACTGGATCGCTTCTTAATTCAGCAATTACTGATCGTGGCAAGGGATACGATGAAGACAAAACGCCAACTGCTGATCCTGAGACGCTTTCTGCTCTTAACGGAATCAGAACAGATATTAAAGAACTTTCCGACTACATGTCTCAAATGGACGTGCGGCTTGACAGTGGAACTCTTGTCGGAGAACTGGGAACTCGCATGGATCATGAACTTGGAAACATTCAGAAATTTAGAGAAAGGTGGGCTTAAGTATGGCTGACGAGCTTTTTCCAGACGATGGTATAGTGTTGGAGCCTGAGGAAGACACTACTTGGGACCCAGACGATGATGACAGTGTGCTTGAAGAAGGGGACGAATACTACGAATTAGATACTGATTATCCATCGCCTGGCATAGAATACACACCTGCCTGGAATCGTTACAGAGCCCAGTATCATTCTCTACAAATCATTCGTGAAAAATTAAACATTAGATCGGCTGAAAACGGTTCTTTGAATGGGATGAATACGTGGGCTTCTTGGGGACTTATACCTACAAGTCGCCCCGTAATAAATCCCCCAGGTGTAAAAACCAGTTATGCCGATTTTCCAGGGTTTCACGGAAGTATCGATTTAAGTGAAGTCCTCACTGATTATCCAACGTACGGTGAAAGAACTGGCTCATGGGAGTTTCTTGTAGCCGGCTACGATAAGAAAAATGAAGCCTGGAGTGCTGCTTATGAAGCTATCATGTCGTACTGTCATGGTAAACGCATGAAAATTGTCTTTTTCAACGAGCCAGATTATTATTACCTTGGAAGAATAGCTGTAAACAGTTGGAAATCAGAGAAAGATTGGTCGAAGATTGTAATCGACTATAGATTAGAACCTTTTAGATACAATAGCACAACGATGCAGGTAGACGATCCGCTTGCAGATAACCTGCCTCGTGATGCTCAAGGCAGAGTGATAGCATCCACTCTTGCTCAAGCGGAAGGAGTGAAGTTCTAATGCAGTATGCTATAAACGATACTACATTAACCGCTATTGCGGATGCCATAAGAGCAAAAACTGGTGTTGAAGGCTCTATAACGCCATCAGAAATGGTAGACCTTATTGAAGGAATACAGAAAGATGCCGTTGTAGAGCCTTTAAACATCACTGAAAATGGAAATTACATTCCGCCTCAAGGAGTAGATGGATACAGTCCAATTTCTGTTTCTGTAACACCATCTGCAGCTGACCTTGAACAGGCGAATTTTAGTGCCAATGGCATATATAGACCTGCTGCAGGTCACTATTACAGTGAAGTAGTAGTAAATGTGGAAAACGGAAGCGGTGGAGCTGTAGTTGATACGTTATCTGTTACGTCGAATGGAACATATACACCACCTGCAGGAGTTGATGGCTACAATAGCGTATTTGTTAATGTGTCGCCTGCTCTTGTGAACGGAATGTTCTCAAAGAATGGGACATATTCTGTGCCTTCCGGATACGACGGATGGGGAGATGTAACTGTTAGTTTCGGAGCTGTACTATTGTCAACTTCGGAGTTCGTTCAAAATGGTACATACTTGGTACCAGATGGATATAACGGATATGGAGCAATATCTGTAAATGTTCCATTTTATTCTATTTTTATTAGTAGAAATGGTGTATATACACCATCTGAACATGGAGGCTTTGATAACGTCGTAGTAAGTATTCCAGATCCTGTATTACAGTTAATAAATGTGTCTTCTAACGGTTACTATTCGCCACCTGCTGGAATTGACGCTTTTGCAGGTGTCATTGTAGATATTAAAACAAATCTGGATACCATATCAATTAGCTCAAATGGTGTATATAGGCCATCTGAAGGATTCGATGGATTTACTGAAGTAATCGTGAACATATCTCCAGGAGACAATACTGCGGTTTTAGATGCTTTAGAAGTATCACAAAATGGTGTATACGAACCTGCGGAAGGTATAGACGGATTTTCTAAAGTTACAGTAAACATTAAAGACACAGGATTTAGGATACTCGATGGAACGCTCGCACATCTATACGACTATTACGGTAACAATACAATAATTGCTGATTTCGCGATGTATTCAGCATCAAGACTTGAAACTGCTTATTTTCCGTCAGTTGAACAAATTGGTACATCAGCTTTTGCTAATTGTAGGATGCTTCGATCTATTGACTTTTCTTTAGTTACTCACATAGGGTCATATGCCTTTGCTTCATGCTCATCGCTAACTGAAATAAAAGCACCTAATGTTTCTGTGATAAGCGACTATGCATTTTTAAGTTGTACTTCCATATACTCAATAAGTTTTCCTAATTGTACACTTATAGGGACAAGTGCCTTTATGGGATGTACTAATTTGAGTCAAGTAAGCCTTCCTTCTTGCGAAATTGTACAGTCTAATGCGTTTTATAGCTGCAATATTTCTTCTATAGATTTTCCTGTATGTACTATCGTAGGAGCCAGTGCTTTCTGTTTTGTTAAAGAAACAAGTATTTCAGCACCCTTACTTGAAACTATAGGAAGTTACGGATTTGCCTACAATTATAGTTTAACAGAAATTAACCTTCCAAACGTAAAAACATTATTGGCATGGGCTTTTGCGAATTGTTCAGCATTAACAACTGTAGATATGCCACTTCTTAAAGTGGCTTCTGATTATGCATTTCAGTACTGCTATTCGTTAACTACTATAAATGCTTCTGAACTTACAACAATAGGATCCGGAGCGTTTCAATATTGTAGTGCTTTAACTTCAGCTTCTTTTAACGATGTAACTCGAATAAATGCTCATGGATTCAGAAACTGTATAAATTTATCGCAGATTTATTTTCCAAAAGCTGATTATTTAGGAGCGTATTGTTTTAACTCTTGTTCTGTTCTAAAAAGCGCATCGTTTCCTAAAGTATCCACAATAGATCAGTATGCATTTTATACATGCAATGTACTTGAAACTGTTGACTTTTTGAAAGCAACTATTGTTGGATCGTATGCTTTTGGATTTTGTTTTAGTTTAAGAACAATTTCATTTCCTGAAGTAGAAGCTGTATATCCGTTTGCATTTACTAGATGCTTTGCTTTAACAAAAGCTATGTTTCCTAAAGCTTCTTTAATCAATAATTATGCTTTCTATAGTTGTTATGCTCTTTCAACAGTAACTTTAAATGCAGTAACTAGTATTCATACTTCTGCTTTCACTTCGTGTTCGGCTTTAACTTCGTTATATTTACTTTGTTCTTCAGTTCCTTATTTAGCAAATGTGGATGTTTTTGCAGGAACACCATTAAGTGATACTGGAAACGGTGTCATTTACGTTCCAGAAAGTTTATACAGTTCTTATCTTACAGCTGCTAATTGGAGCCTTTATTCTTCTAAGTTTTCATCTATAACATCGTAAAATTGGAGGTGCTTTATGCAATACGCTATAGATTCCAGTACACTTCAAGATATTGCTGATGCTATTAGAGAAAAAACTGGTATCACTGGGCAAATACAAGTTGATATGATGGCTGACGCTATAAGAAGCATTGGAAACAGTTCTTCAGGCGGAGGCGAAGGATCCGGTTCGGACGATGAAGACTACTTTCAATTAGACGCTAAATTGAATGGGACTTACTATCCTGGCGTAGGAGTAGAAGGCTTCAATAAAGTGAATGTAAGTGTTCCTACAACTGTTTCTTTACAGTCTAAATCTTTTACTTCAAACGGCTCTTACAGTCCTGACGAAGGATTTAACGGATTCAGTAATGTTGTTGTAGATGTAGAATCGATGGATGCTATTTTACAATCGAAATCTTTTACTTCTAATGGAAGCTATAGCCCAGACTCAGGGTATGATGGATTCTCGAATGTTGTAGTGAACGTGCCTGTTGCCGTATTTCAATCGTTTACAGCTAGAGCAAACGGAACTTATCGTCCACAAGAAGGATATGACGGATTTAGTGGAGTTGTAGTAGATGTACCTGCAGCTGAATTACAGTCGAAGACATTTACATCTAATGGCAACTATACACCAGATGCTGGTTACGATGGATTTAGTAATATTGTTATAGATGTTCCGCAAACAGGAGAAACTGATAGCTCTTTAATACAATCCATTATAGAAAGAACAATTTCTGTAGCCAATTTCGAAAATATTACTAATGTTGGAGCTAACGCATTTGCAAACTGTTCTTCATTAACTTCTGCAACTTTCCCTGCTTGTACTAGAATTGGAACTAGTGCATTTCAGTATTGTCCTTCATTAGCTTCCGTAGATTTCCCTGCTTGTACTAGAATTGGAAACTATGCATTTCAGAGTTGTTATTCATTGACTTCCGTAAATTGTTCTGTTTGTGAGTCTATTTCGGTTGGCACATTTGCATATTGTTCTTCATTAACTTCTGTAAATTTTCCTGTTTGTACTTATATCGGAGGCAGTGCATTTGCAAGCTGTACTTTATTAGCTTCAATTAGTTTCCCTGTTTGTACTTATATTGGAAATTATGCATTTGGAAGATGCATTTCATTAACAGAAGTAAACTTCCCTGCTTGTGCTAGTATTAGAACGTATGCATTTCAGAGCTGTTATTCATTGACTTCCGTAAATTTTCCTGCTTGTACTATTATTGAAAGTAATGCATTTCGATATTGCTCTTCGTTAACATCCGTAGATTTCCCTAATTGTACTTATATTGGAAGCTATGGATTTTCCGGTTGTGTAAATTTAATTTCTTTATACTTAACTGCATCTAGAGTTTGTATATTATATAATAGTAATGCTTTTACATCAACGCCAATTGCTGGCTATACTGCATCTGCAGGACAATATGGAAGCATATTTGTGCCACAAAGTTTACTAGCATCATACAGAGCAGCTGCTAATTGGAGCTTCTTTAGCAATAGATTCGTAGGAATTTAAGGAGACTTTAGATGATTATTGTTAATGATAAGCAATACGAGACACTCGATGATCCGATATATGCGAACGGCAAACTAGTAAAGGAAGTGTATGTCAATGGAGATAAAGTTTATCCAGATGATTATGGTACAGGTGTCATTAGATTTACATTGATATGGAACGATGCACTAACTCCCGTGTTTAATCGTAATGACGAAGATCTTCATTGCATAACTCCTGATGGAAAGATTGAGATTGATTATACCAACATGAAAGCTGCCGGAGGCTATCTGGATGTTGATGTGATACATCCAATTGAAGGCAAAAAGTCTGTAGAAAATATTTTCTTTAACGACTTGAATAATATGCCTTTTGGCACATATAAATTTTACATACACACGTTTAGCTTTAGAAATGGCATTGGAGGATTTAGATGTGAGTTATACGTTAAAGGGCACGGCACTCGATACTATAATTATCC